TCGATCCGGTGTTCATGCTTGAACATGCGGATCGGTGAGGCAGTCCGCGCCCATGGCCTCCAGCTCGTCATAGAGACTGTCGTGGGTATGCGGGTGCCGATGAACAGCTTGCTGCCGCCCAACCAGGGCACGGTTGAGCAGTGGTGGGTCGAGGGTGCCGCTGACTTCCGTAACGCCTCGATGTTCGCCAAGGGCATCCTGTCGAACGTCACATCTGCCCGTGCCGACGAATGCCAGAACGACGACGTGGAAGTACCCCGGAACATCCAGACGCCAGAGGCCAGGGAAAAGCTCCGGTACCGACTTGGTGAACAGACACACATCCTGGTACCCGGCGGCAGCAAGCTGTTCATCGGCACCCCGCATACCCACGACAGTCTCTATGACGAGCTGGAGGCCATGGGCGCGGACTGCCTCACCATCCGCATGTTCAAGCATGAACACCGGATCGAGCTGGCCAAGGAGACCGCCTATCGGGTCCCGTTCAAGCCCGATGTGGTGTTCTCCGGCATTGGCAAGCTGGCCAGGGTACTGGTTGAGGGTAAGGACTACCGCCTGGTCGAGGGCGGCCTGGAGTTCTTCGAGGCGCCGGCCACGCTGATTGATTGCTATGCCGGCAGCGCCTGGCCCAAGCGCTTCGACCTGGTGGAGCTGGAGAAGCGCCGCCGTGAAACCCGAACCATCAACGAATGGGACAGCCAGTACCAGCTGCACAGCAAGCCGGTTACCGAAGTTCGCCTCGACCCGGCACGCATGATCCCGTACGACCTGCAGCCCGAGATTCGCCGTGCGAACGAGTCTGCCGCCATGTTCCTGGGCGCCACCCAGATCGTCGGTGCCGTCGCCTACTGGGACTGTTCCCTGGGCAAGGTGAAGTCCGATGCTTCGGCCTTCTCGCTGATCCTGACCGATGGCCGTGGCCAGCTGTACTGGCAGGTGTGCAAGGGCCTGGAAGGGGAGCTTGCTGAGTTCGACGAGCGCGACAGGATCGTCGGTGGCCAGGTGTGGCAGGTGCGCGAACTGGTCATCAAGTACCAGATCCCGCTGGTGGTGGTAGAGACGAACGGCCCGGGTGGCTTCGTGCCGAACATCCTGCGCCAGGCCTTGAAGGGCACAGGCTGTGGCGTCAAGGAAGAGTACAGCAGCACCAACAAGCAGAAGCGAATCCTTGACGCCTTGGAGTCGCCCCTATCCGCCAGCTTCCTGTGGGCCCACGTCGACGTGCTGCGCGGCCCCCTCTGGGATCAGATGCGCGACTTCAACCCTGCTGTGACCGACCAGGCCGACGACTACCTAGACTCCGGCGCCGCGCCATCGCCCAAACCCCCGTACGCATTGGCCGAATAGTCGGGAAACCGACAGAAGTGCAGCGTGACGATTGGCGCACCAATGCGGGCGTGCACGAAGTGCAAGTTGATTACTAGCCCGCCAGTACCAGGGGGCAAATCATGGCAGTTCCAGCAGGGCCAACCGAAACTCGACACACTGGCAACGGGGTGTCCATACAATTCACTGTGTCATTCCTGGTGCTTCAGGATTCTGACCTTGCCGTCTACATTGACGGGCAGAAGCAGACCTTCGGATATACGCAAACCGGTGTCGGAAACCCTGAAAGTACCGTCACTTTTGCTGTGGCCCCAGCGCTCAATGCGAAAATCCTGTTCACGCTCGAGGTTCCTTTTGAGCGCCTGAACGACTACCAGGAGAATGGCGACTTCCTGTCAGCCACCGTCAACCGGGATTTCGACCGCATCTGGCAGGCGCTGAAGCAGCTGCTTCGCCTCAATGGTCGTGCGCTCACGCTGGGCACCAGCGATGTGGATGGCAGGGATGGTACCGCGCGAAAGGCAACGGCATCCGTGATTTGGCAGACCCGGTAGAGAACCAGGACGCCGCAACCATGGGGTGGACTGATCGCTTTGTTTCTGCGCTTCTGGGCGCCGTTACAGGGCCAATCAATAATGCCGCCAACATTTTCTATCAAGGGCCTGACGGATCGGCTCACGTCGTGCAAGACCTCTCAGGGGATAATGGCGCGGACTTGGTCGGCCATGATGGCGGAACCGTAGGGAGCGCGTTAGACAGCATCGAGCTGGAGGCTCAACTGCAAAACCGAGTGCGGTTCGCCAGCCAGCCGTCCTCTGCAACGCTGCGGACGCCCAAACACAGCGTTCTTTCTCCGGTTGCGGATGGCGACGGCATCCAGGCGTTTCCCAGCGCCTGCCGGTACAACGGCGTCGATTACGTGTTCTTCCGATCCGGGCTTCAGCACACCGGCGATGATGGGAAGATCAAAGTGACATTGGTTGATCAGCGAACCGGGCAGCCCACCGGGGAGTACACCATTCTCAATCCAGCATATGACGTTCGCGACCCTTGCGTTGCGACGGATCATCGCGGCAGGGCGGTGCTCTTTGGCGGAAAAATCAAGGTGGTTTTGTTCCACGGGGGGTCTGCATCTGGAGTTTATGTGTATGACTACGACCCTGCGGCGCCGAGCAATGGTTTGCTGAATAGGGTCACCGTCCCTGGTCCATTCATTGCCGTTAAGTCCGACGTAAAGCAGTTCGCTGACGGGTCCTTCGGTTTTGTAACGTACTCAAGCCCGGCCCAGTGCTATTGGGTGACCACCAACGACTTCGTTACGTTCACGAGCGAACTGATTGGCGCCGGCAACGAGGCTGCCGTCGGCGAGGATGCTGGTGGAATTCCCGTTGTGATTGCCCGCGACTCGGACCCCGAGGGCGATCGAATGGCGGTCTACAAAAGAACTGCACCCGGCGTCTGGGAGATCGCCTTCAAGGTACCCTATGCGCTTCATGCGCCAACGCTCAAGAAGCTCAGCAAGGTTCGGGCTGGTGATCCCAACTACAACGCCGGCTGGATGCTGCTTGGTCGCGACACGAAAGGCGTCCCCACTCAGGGCGTGGCTGACATCGGGAACGTTCGATTGACCGCCCTATTTTCCAGGGACAACAACGGTCTGACCATCGATTCCTTCGAGATGGCCCAGGACATCATGGGGCAACCGAGAGTGGCATCCACCGAAATCGCATATGGCGATGCCTTCTACTCGTCGGCCATTACTTCAGAGAACGGCTCTGAGGTCATCATTTATACCTATGGCCCGGTTGGCCGAAGCGACCAGCAGATCGGCACGACCTACAACTACAAGATTTTGCGCGTGCCATCTGTGTTCAAGGGGGGGCAGGGCCTTCTGGTTCCGACCCACCAAGCCCTCTCGCCGAACCTTCTGGCAAATGGAGATTTCACGTCGTCGAGATTCTGGAACGTGCCGGCAGGAACCACGATTGCTGATGGCGTGCTCACCGTTGAAACGACAAACTCTGGCTTTGTCGAGCAGAAAGTTAGGCTAACTCAGGGCAAGCTGTACTCTGTCCATTTTAGAGCCCGGCGCATGTCTGGAGACGGCAACGCCCAAAACATCGGGGTAAACGTATCTGTTCGCAACCCATCGGCCGTCCAGGTATCGAACGCGGTTCAGGCTGGGACAAAGGCAGCTCTCGGCGATGAGTTCCATATTCTGTCGGGGCAGCCGTTCCGCGCAGCAGTTACCGGCGACTACACGATTCGGATTAGCGCCGGCTTGACCACGGCTGGCACGATCACTGCAATCGATTGGATATATGTCGGGGAGTGCAACGACCTAACCGAGTTTGTGGACTGTCCTGCGCAACGCACTTCCGTTATCGGCTCGGCGTCAATGGCCGGAACGCCGTCGGGAACTACCGGGACGTTTACGGTCAGTCAATTTGCATGGGGAACGTCCTTCGGTCTAGCGCTTGATGGCAACCGGCCTACTCCGTTCTTGACNCCGGAGCTTTCCTTGATGGCGACGATGTTCTNCACCGNNGCGACCGCACCGAAGATTCCGTGGCCTTTGCCAAGCACGCCAAGGAAATCAAGGCTGACGCCCTGCTGGTCGGCACACCGCCCTATGCGCTGCCGACCCAGCAGGAGATCGCCCTGCCACGNCNAGTCAGCGGCAAGCGGCCGTTGATCACATCCTTGGCCTGGGCGGCCAGGTCGATGCGCTCCTGGGCGGTGTGGGCGTAGTACTCGCCGGTGGAACCACCAATGATGATGCCATGGACCTTGGACTCGACCAGGTACTCGAGCACCTCAACGGCCGCTTGCCGCTGATCGTCGGCACCGGTGCGATCCGCACCGAAGATTCCGTGGCCTTTGCCAAGCACGCCAAGGAAATCAAGGCTGACGCCCTGCTGGTCGGCACACCGCCCTATGCGCTGCCGACCCAGCAGGAGATCGCCCTGCACGTCAAGGCTGTGGATTCGGCCGCCGATCTGCCGATCATGTTGTACAACTACCCGGGCCGCATGAGCGTGGGTATGGGCGAGGAGTTCTTCGATGCGGTCGCCGACGTGAAGAACATCGTCGCCATCAAGGAAAGCTCCGGCGACATGAACCAGTTGCACCGCCTGGCCATCAAGCGCCCGAACATCCAACTTTCCTGCGGCTGGGACGACCAGGCCCTGGAATTCTTCGCCTGGGGGGCCAAGAGCTGGGTCTGCGCCGGCTCCAACTTCATTCCGCGCGAACACGTGGCGCTGTATGAGGCCTGTGTACTGGAGAAAGACTTCGACAAAGCCCGCCGCATCATGGCGGCGATGATGCCGCTGATGGACTTCCTGGAAGGTGGCAAGTTCGTTCAGTCGATCAAATACGGCTGCGCGCTCAATGGTCTGAGCACCGGGGGCGTGCGCAAGCCGCTGCATGATCTGGACGCTAGCGAGAAAGCGGCCCTCGAGGGCGTGGTCAGCGAACTCAAGCGTGCCATCGCACAAATCACTGGAGGTGCCTGATATGGCCGAATTGCTGAGCAAGGACCAATATGCGGCCATTGCTGCCGAGCTGCACCTGCGTACCCAGGCGTTCATCGACGGTGAGTTTCGCGATGCGATCTCGGGGCGTACCTTCATCACCACGAACCGTCTTCGAATACGCGTTTGGCAGCGGCTACGGCGACATTGACGTCGCTGACGTCGCAAGCCGCGATCTCGGCCAATTGCTTGCCTGTGGCCGGGTTGGTGGTGA